AGCCTCCCGGCGTTGACAATGAAAAAAGAGGCTCTCACGAGCTTGGGTGTAAAAATAGGGTAAGTTTTTGAGAAAGAAAGGAAAAATGCTGTAAATTTGTGTTGTTAAACATTCAAATTAAGGCTAGGGAGAGCAAACGATGAAGAAACGAGGTGTGAGCTACGCTAAGCGCGTGGCAGACATAAACCGCATATACGACACCCACGCCCACTCAGGTCTGTCGAACCGTGAGATATGGCGTCGCTTTGTTTGGCCGGTGTTCGGAGTGAGTGAGCGCACTTTTTACAACGTACTCCGCGCTGCCTACGTGAACGACAAGGTGGCTCGTGCCGCCGAAGATTATCCATCATTATTCGATTTTAATTATGAGTGACGGTGTAGAGAAGCTCATCCGCAACATACTGCGCGATGTGCAGGTGGAACTGGGCGACGAGTTCGACCGCAACTTTGAGCGTCAGGCCTTCTTCTCGAAGGCATGGCAGCGCCGCAAGAGCCCGACACGTCCGGGCGGCAGCATACTGATAGACACAGGCAACCTGCGCCGGTCGATCAAGAAGAGCACCATCAGCGGCAACAGCATCACCTTCAGCAGCGACCTCCCATACGCTGCCATTCAGAACGACGGAGGCGACATCAAGGTGACCGCCAAGATGAAGCGCTACTTCTGGCACAAATACTACTCCGCCACAGGCAGCTTCGGCCGACGCAAGGATGGCAGCGTAGGAAAGACCAAGCGCAACGCGCAGCTCTCCACGGAGGCGGAGTTCTGGAAAGCTATGGCCTTGATGAAAGTTGGCTCGAAGATACACATTCCCGAGCGCCGCTTCCTCGGAGTGGCTCCGGAGGTGGAGAAGGCAGTGAAGGAGATTATCGACGAGAACATCAAGGAATTCATGGAAAAGTATAACCCATTCAAAAATATCAATCAATGAGAAACGAGATTTACAATGCGGTGCGCAGTGCCCTGCTTGCCACCGGAGAGATTAAGCACGTGGACCTTTGGAACCATAACGTAGAGTTTATAGAGGGTGAGGTGAACTGGCCGACGCCCGCCGTGTTCGTGGAGTTTCAGCCCATAGCGTGGGACAGAGTGAAGGAGCCTGTGCTTCGCTGCAAGGGATTCCTGAACCTCCACGTGGTGAACGACTGGAATGCCAACGACCCGACGGAGATGCTCCGTCTGCCCTACACTGTGCGCGACGCCATCGAGGGCTTGAACGGCCAGAAGTTCACCAGCGTTCAGCTTGTGGAGAGTCAGACTAACCACAACCATGAGGAGGTTGTGGAGAGTATTGAGATTTACAGCTATCGAGGGGTATGGTAGGCCTCCTCAATTCTCTGCTTCGCTATATCCACATACTTGTCCTGCAGCTCCATGCAGATGAAGTTTCGCTTGGTACGTATGGCAGCCACGGCGGTGGTGCCGCTTCCGGCGAAGCAGTCCATCACGGTGTCGCCCTCGGCGGTGCTGTCGGTGATGAGTTTCGAGATGAGCTCCACCGGTTTCTGGGCGGGGTGAACTTTTCCCTTACACACATAAAGCGGAAGCTGCGAGATGATGTTATCATCGTAGCAGACAAATTTTGAGCCCGTTGCTAATAGGATAAACTCTGAATTAAAGCGATAAAACGGCGACACTCTTCCGTTCACCTTATCCCATACCAAACAATTACGGACATTCAGCCCCGCCTGCTGCATCTGCTGGAGATAGAAGCCCTCGCTGCGCCAGTCGCAGAACCAATAGAGGCAGCCGTCGGGCGTGAGCACACGGAGGAACTCCCGGAAGAGTTGGCGATAGAATGGACCGCAGATGGCGAGGTCGGAGATGGAGGCCTTCTCCTTGGCGTTGTGTGTCATTCCCGTGAAGTAAGGCGGGTCGCAGATGATGGTTTTAATGCTATGGTCAGCCACTTGGCTGATGTTCTCCAGAGCGTCGCCCTGAATTACGGTGTTCAAAATTTTTTCGTTCATAATTGTTTGGTATTAAAATTATTCATTATATTTGCAGTGTCAGATCTGTCGAGAATGTGGCGCGATAACTTCAAGCCCTCCGTCTGACACTAAGAGCGGCTTCGGTCGCTCTTAATTTTTTCTAAAGCTTGGCGAATATTCTTCTTCGTATCCTCTTTATCTTTGCTAAAGCATTCTGCTCCTATTCTGACGGTCTCATTATCGAATATGATATAACACTCTTTTATAATTTCGCTTAGAAAATCACTGGTTCTAAAAGCTAAAGCGGATGATATTTTGATGGTACGTAAAATTTTGAAACGCTCAGGATGTTTATCAAGGTCTAAAATGACCACTTGGCACCCTTGTTTTATAGCGCTTCTAAAACCTTCAGATATGCCGTCTTCCGACATAATGCCTTTCCTGTCACCTATCAGCCCGTTAACCTCATATTCCGGATTCTTCACTCCATTCTCATACACGTGTTGCCTTATTCTCATCTCCATATCCGGAAAAGACGAAAGCATAGCCTTTGCAGCTCTTGTGTTATCCTTGATTTCAGATTGGTCGGCGGCGTTGCTTACGAGAAGCCGTTCCTTGAATGTCGGGTCGGGAGTGAAGCCCTCATCTTCCTTCGGCTTCTTCTTGGCATCAGTATTCTCTTTTTCACTGCACATCTGGCGCACTTTCCTGCACGCCTGGCACAGTTGTCCCTCGTCGACGAAAGACCTTGCGAGTTTTTCTTTTCCCCGCGCCACGTCGCAGTCGTTGCATCTCCGGATGGTGTAGGGGTTGTAGTCGGGCATGGTCTGCTCCTTCTGCCCCGAGTTGAAGCGGAAGATACCCTTTTTGTCGCTCTGCAGCGCCACCTCGCCGAGCGCCTGCGCCTCGTCGCTGTCGGTTGTCGGGAACTTGCTCTTGCGGACCTGTACCACGGTGCATCGGCAGCCCCAGCCGTTGGGCGGATAGTAGTCAGCCCAGAAGGGGTCGCTCATCGGCAGCGTCACCCCGTTGAGGGCGGCATGCTCCGGACGCACCTTGTCGTCGCCCGCCGTGCGGTACTGTAAGTTGTAGCGGTCGCCGTCCTCGGCGAACTCCTCCCACTTGGCGGCCATCTCCGCCGAAGCCTGCACGAAGCCATACTCAGCGCGCAGATAGTTTCCATTGTAGGTGTCGTCAATCTTTCGAACGTCGTTCAGGAACTGTTCGAAGGGCTTTCGATTACCATTCTCATCGAGCAGCGAAGGGAATGCCTCGTTCATCTCGTGGAAGGTCTTCATTCCGGAGAATATCCAGTTGGAACGCTGCAGGCGGTTGCGCATGGCGTCGCTCATCTCCACCTGTGCGAAGCTGGAGTCGAGTGCGTCTGCATGGGCGTCGATGAAGCTTTGCGCCTCGTCGGATGCCAGTATGTCGACAGAGAACTGAGCGCCCTTCTGACGATAGAGCGCCTGCATCATTCCGTCGAAGAGCGGAGTGAGTTTTTTGCGAATCTTCTCCTCCTCATCGCTCATCAGCGTGAGTGTGTCGTGGCGTTCACCCAAAATCTGGGCGTAGCGGCGGTGTAGCCCCGCATAATCGTCGGGGCCTAGTCGAAAAAACTCCGTGCGTTCTGCTGCTGGTTGTCCTTATCCTTATCCTCGTCAGCCTCCTTATTATCCTTGTCGCCCTTCTTGTTGCCTGGTTTATTGCCAGGATCATCGTCGTCGGTAGGCGTCGGCATGAGTGGTGAGTTGTTTCGTCGCTCACCGACAGGCATTCCATACTTATCGGCAAAGTAGGATGGCTCCACCTCGTAGCGGTCGGCAATCATGGTCTCGTAGGCCACCTGTTGCTCCGGAGTGTAGTCGATGGCGTCGTTCCACTCGAAGCGCAGTCCCTTGATGGGGAAGCCGTGGCGCACCATGCGGGGTATGAGCTGGTTGTTGATGATGTCGCGCAGGAAGTCGCGGTCGGCATCCACCAGGTTCTCGAACACCTGCAGGTGGGTCTGACTCTGAGAGAGCGAAGAACCGTCCTCGATGGTCATGGTCTGTCCGATGATGAGCTTGGAGATCTCCGAGTTAGCACGGTCGATGCGCTTGTCGTAGACGTTGTAGGCATCACCCCTGCTGCTCTCTACGAATTGCACCTCAGTGTCGCTGCCGACGAGTAGTGCCAGGTTGTGGGCACCTTCGCGCAGCACGCTCTCCAGTCGGGCGCGCTCCTTCTCGTCACGGGTTGTAGTCTTGGCCACACGCATAGGCATGCCGAAAATCTCGGCGAATGAGTCCCAGAAGGCTTCATCGTTCTTTTTCGGAATGGTCTCCTTGGCAGCCTTCAGGTAGAGGCCGAGGTCGTATGGGTCGCCTGCCTCTATGAGCCAGTCGCTGAAGGGACGCTCGTGGTAGTCGATGCCGGAGTGCCAGTCCTCGCCAGTGTTGACCACGCAACGGTGGTACTCCGGGATGACGTGCTTTCGGGGGATTAGCGTCACACCATCGTAGCAGACGCAGCCATCGCCGTCGGTGGTGAGGTTGCCCAGCTCAATGAGCGAGTGTCCCCAGTAGGTGGAGTCAAGGCAGTGGCGCATGAGTTGCTTGAACCATGACTGGTCGAAGTAGTGAAGTGCCTCCTCGTCCTCGTCGCCCTTGGCATTGACCAGCTTGAAGGAACGAGCCATGACGAAGCCCTTGCGCTGGGCGACGCATCCGGTGAGGTGAGCGTCGACGTCGGCATCACGGTAGATGTCGTAGAGTCGCTGACGGTTGGGGCTGTCAACATTGATTGCCATCTGCCAGGCGGCACGCCAGTCGGCTATATCGCGGCGTGTGAGTGCGTCGGTGGTGCGTTGCAGCTGCACCACGATGCTCTTCGCCTTGCGGCGGTCAGGCTCCTTTGCCAGGTTGAGTTCGCCGTAGGCTGTGTGCAGCACGTTGGGGTCGGCGGCTGCCGGCTCCTGCTGTCTGCTGAATATCTTGCTGAATAAGTTCATCTGTCTCTCCTTTTTAAAATGTATGTTACCAGTTGTGGCGCAGCTTAGGCTCCGTCATGAAAACAGTCTCGGTAGGCGTTGTTCCGTCCTCCTCTGTGGGTCGTGGCAGGTCGGGCACAATCTTTCCTGCCTGTACTCCCTCGAGCCACTTGATGGCACGGTCGTAGCGCTCCTTGCGTACCTCCGACCCCATACGCTGGGGCTGTGAGGCTGTCATGTGGTAGAGAGCAATGTCGGCAGTGTACATGACGATGAGACGGTTTCGCTCGTCGCCCTCTGCGCTGAAGATTGCCTCTACGTCGTAGGTCGGTCGCAGGTAGCTGCTTATCTCCTCCTGAGCCTCGGCTTCAGCTCCGGTGCGTGTCTCCTTGGAGGCTTGCGTCACCACGTTGAGAGCAGCTTCGCCAATGACCACCTTGTAGTCCTCGTCAGTTATGAACATGGTGTTTCCTCCCTTCTCTTTTGGGTGAAAGCAAACGGTGTGGCGTAGAGAGCGCGCTGGCGTATGTCGTAGCGAGTGACCCATCGAGCCATTATGCCCATCTTTATCATGTTGTCGATGTCCGCCATGGTGACGACACGCAGCTGTCCGCCCAGCACGATGATGTAGTGGCGCACGTGGGTCAGAAGGGCTCTCTTGTCAGCCTTCTCAACAGCCCTCTTGAAACGGAAGGCGAAGATGTAGTCTCTAATTGCTTGTCTCAGTTTTCCTATCATATTACCATATATTTTTAGGTGACTCTCTTTTGATCGTCACGGGTTGAATGCGTTCTTGTCGGGTGTCGCGCTGTAGGAACCAGATGGCACCCTCGTCGGCGTCGGGGGCATCGTCGTGGAATCGGCTGCCACGTTCGAGCGCCAGCGTCTGTTCGATGCCTGTCTGCATGTCCGGGGAGTCTTTCAGCTCCTCGTTGTAGAAGACGAAACCACGCTCCCAAAGTGGAGAGATGGCTTCGATGCGCTGAATCTTCTCAGGCTTCTTGCGACGGTCGGGCATGATGGGAAGCTGATAGCCACGCATGTCGCCCTCGGCAGCGAACTCGTCGAGGATGATGTCCTGCATGAAGTTCGCCTCCATGTAGAAGTTGACCACCACATCTTCGGGAATGCGCTCGTAGAGATTGTAGAGCCAGCGCACCATTCCGCTGACAGTGTCCTGACGGACGTATGTGTCGATCAGATGGAGCTCACGTCCTATCTTACCCCAGAGTCGGCAAGCCTTGTAGTCGTTTGATGTCGTGCCCTTGAATGACGGGTCGGTGTAGCAGACCAGCATGTCGTATTTCTTCAGCTTCGGCAGTTTCTTGTAGCGAATCCACTCGTAGCGGAAGATGGTTCCGTCGTTGATTGGGTTGTGCATCATCTCCTTCTCCCATGCACGGTAACCCACGAAGTCGCGGTAGGCTTCTGCCTCTTCGCGTGTCCACTTCTCCTTCCAGACAGGGTTGCCATTACGGTCGACCGCTTTCACCTCGCTGACGTGCACGCTCTTGATGGCGCAGATGTTGGCGAGTACGGATGTCTTGGAGATGAGGTTGCCCACCATGATGAAGCGACCACGGCCAACGTCGAGCGAACCGAAGAGCGCCTCCTTCACCCAGTCGGTCAGCTCCTTTACACGTTTCTCATTGCGGCAGAGCTCGTCGTCGTCGAGGTCGTCGATGACTATGTAGTCCGGACGACTCTCGCGGTCGCGCAGACCACGAGGCGACTGTCCGCGACCCACGGCGAGGAATGTCACGCCGTCGTTGGTCTTGAACTCACCCTCGGTCCATGTGCCCATGTTCTTCTGCTTGCCGAAGTCGGCGATGAGTCGCTGGTTGTATTCCAGCTCCGCCTGCACGTCGCTGAGCAGACGGTTGGCACTATCCTCCGACTTGCCGACCACCACCATGAAGTTGATGAGCCGCTTGGGCTGGAACATGAGCCACAAAGGCAGGAACACATCGAAGTGGGTACTCTTGGCGTGACCTCGAGGCCACTTGAACACAGCCTTCAGGTTCGGTGTGCTGCGTACCAGTCGGGCTGCAGCATTGTGGAAGGAAGCGTTGTGGATGACACGGATCACCTCACCAGTCGTCTTGTCGCGCAGAGTGAGGAAGTGCGGGAAGTAGTACTCGCAGAAGGCTGCATAGTTGCCCAGCAGGCGCTTGATGCGACGGTCACGCTCGACAGGTGTCTCACGTTGCACCCCGAGAGTGACGGGCGTGATAGCCTGCACCTCCTTGCAGTGCTCACGCCAGCGTTCCATGGCGGCACGTGTCTCCGCCGACATACCTGTAGCCATGGCTTAACCTAATGAATTTTTGCTCATCGACTCGATGAGGAACTTGTCCTGATACTTATTGATGGCCTTGATGAGCTCCGGAGTAACTTCGGGGTCGGTGGCAGCTCTATACTGCAGCCACTTGTTGAACGCCATGAAGACCTCGACGGCGTCGACCACGTTAGCCTGCTTGTCGAGTTTCTGGATTACGGCAGCCAACTTGCTGAGCTTGTCGCCCAGACCCGCCAGCTGCTCGGCGTCGTCGCTGGCAGAGACCTGCTCGATGAGTCGGTCGATGGTTAAAAGAAGTTTGTTGACCAGCTCCGGTCGTGTGATGTTGCGTGCCGCACGTGCCTCCTTCCATCCTTCGGTGGTGCACCAGCGGCTGATGGTCTGACGGCTGACGTCGACCTTGTCGGCTATCTCGTCCTGAGATGCTCCCTGCATGAAGAGGGCGCGCGCCAGTTCCTTTTTCTTGTCTGAATCTGCTTTAGTTGTCATACGATGTTGGTAAAAATTTGAAGCAAAGATGAGCCGTTTAGGTGAGAGAAAAAAGAAAGTGTGAAGCGGTTGCGCGGATGTGTGAAGGCTCTTCACCATTATTTGGAGCGTTCGTCGGGGCGGCGTAATATTGCAACAAAAAACAGGACGAAATGGCAAAAAACAATAAACGAATAAGACTCACCGACGAGAGCGTGAACAGCTACGGCACACGCATCATCACCGCTGGAGTGGACCTGGAGCAATACAAGCGCAACCCCGTGTTGCTCTACATGCACGAGCGTGGTCAGATAATAGGACTGCTGAAGGACCTGAAGGTGGAGGGCAAGGAGATCACCGCCGAGCCGGTGTTCGACGAAGCCTCCGAGCTGAGCCAGCGCTGCAAGAAGCAGTATGAGTTCGGCAGTCTGAGGATGAGTTCCATCGGTATAGATATACTGGAGATGAGCCATGACAAAGAGCTGCTCTCTGAGGGACAGACCCGACCGACCATCACAAAGAGCCGCCTCTTCGAGGTGAGCCTGGTGGACATTGGAGCCAACAGCAACGCCCTCGTGCTGCGCAAGGATGGACGACAGATAACGCTGGGACAGGACGGTGAGAACCCACTGCCACAGCTCATTAATAACAATAATAAGAAAAAAGAAATGGACATTAAGACCTTGGCCCTTCAGTTGGGCTTGCCGGAGACGGCAGACGAGGCGACTGTCAACGCTAAGCTGGCAGAGCTTCAGGCGGCGAAAGCCGAGGCGGACAAGTTCCGCAAAGAGAACGAGGAGCTTCAGCTGGCTCAGATCACCGCAGCGGTGGAGGCAGCCGTAAGCGCGAAGAAGATCAGCGAGGACAAGAAGGCTCAGTTTGTTGAGCTTGGCAAGAAGGTGGGACTCGAAGTGCTTAACGCTACATTCGAGGCTATGGCTCCACAGATGAAACTCAGTGAGACCCTTAATCCTACTCAGCCGACAGCTAAGCAGGAGGCCACAGAGTACAAGAAGCTTTCTGAGGTTCCGGCAGACAAAATCATGCAGCTCCGCACAAACAATCCCGAGCAGTATCGCCAGCTCTTCAAAGCTGAGTATGGCTTCGATTGTGAGCTTTAGACCCCCATGACTATTAACTAACAGATTAAATTAATAAAGAAGAACATGAAACATTTTCTTTACATGATGCTTGCTCTGGTGATGAACTTCACCGTAGGAGCAGCTGTGGGTCAGACCGTAGGCCTTGACCCGCTAGTGTGTGCTGGTGGTGCCACCGGTATAGGTATGGTGATGAGCTTCGCGCCGATGCCAATGGGCTTGCGTGTAGGTGTCCTCACCGAGGTGTGGACAGGTGAACTTATCAAGGCTCTGCGCAGCGGCCTTGAGGGCAGCTGGCTCGACGGAGTGCCCGACCAGTCGTCTGTAGTGAACAACGATGTCATCCACTTGGTAGACGTTGGCGCGGATCCGACAGTGTTGATCAATAACACCACATACCCCATCGACATCGAGGAGCTGAAAGACGGCGATAAGGCCATCAGCCTCGACAAGTTCCAGACAAAGGCTACACCGGTGACCGACGACGAGCTCTACGCGTTGAGCTACGACAAGATGAGCCGTGTGAAGGAGAGTCACTCTAACGCCATCAATGATGCCAAGTTCCGCAAGGCGGCTCATGCCCTCTGTGCAAAACAGAACAGCAAGACGACTCCGGTGCTCACAGCTACCGGCGCAGCTGACGAGAACGGCCGCAAGCGCCTGACTATGGCAGACATTGTAGAGATGAAGCGTGCTCTCGACAAACTCAAAGTGCCGGCTGAGAACCGTCGTCTGGTGCTCTGCCCCGACCACGTGAATGACCTCTTGCTCACAGATCAGAATTTCCGTGAGCAGTACAACGTTGACCGCGCCACAGGTAAGGTGGGCAAGGTCTATGGCTTCGACGTGTATGAATATGCCGACAACCCAATCTACACCGCCAAGGGCGTGAAGAAGGATGTCGGTGCAACAGCAGATGCCGGTGAGTATCAGTGTTCATTTGCCTTCTACACTCCGCGTGTATTCAAGGCTACGGGCTCTACCAAGATGTACTACAGCGAGGCAAGCACCGACCCGCAGAACCAGCGCAACCTCATCGACTTCCGCCACTACTTCATCGTATTGCCGAAGAAGGAGGACGCAGGAGTAGTGATGCTGAGCACCATGGAGACAGCAACAGCCTAACCAAGGATAATTAACTAATGCAGATGGAACTCTATACAATCATTGAGCTGGTGCTGGGGGGCGGCCTTGTGGCCACCCTCGCAGGACTGGTGACCATGAGGTCGTCGGTCAGGAAAGCAAGGGCGGAGGCTGACAG